TTTGTGGTCGAGTCTATTAAAAAGACTGCGACGGATCGGCAGTGAAAGACCTCATCTCGTTGATGCGACGCAACCAACCATTCAAGAATCTGCCTTGGTTTGGATTATTAGCCACAATTCTTTTGTAGAATGCTTCTCTCTGATCACAAATTTTATTACATACATCGATGTCATTTAGCTTGTGAGCTTTGGCAGCAGTAATAGGCCCAATTACCCCATCTACACCTACATCTAATGCAATCTGCAGAAACTTGTTTGCTCTGCCGACACCGTGATTTACACACCCGTCAAAGTGCAAAACTGCAATCCTTGCTGGTAGTTTGTCACATGAGCCGTTAAGCCAATATCTGCGAAAATATACTTCCTTAGCCTGCGACCAAGTTAGTGCAGTGATATCGAGGTCTGTGTTAGCATTCTTAGCTACGCCAAACTTAGTTTCGCCACCGTTATCAAAAGGGTCATCTACATATCCAACTGCTTTTTTCTGAGACTTTGTTTCGATCAGTCCTGCCTCAACCTCAGGGGTCAACTTCCAATGGCCGCCCACCTCGTATAGCATGGCGTGATTTACTGCTTCATCGAATGCTTTTGTAAACATAATAGTTCTCCTTTATTTCGCATATTTATCTAGTTGATAAATAATTAAAAGGGGTTATTATGCCATCGAAATCAAAAGCTAAGGGGAATGCCTGGGAACTAGAAGTTGCCAAATTTCTTTCAGAAAAATATAATGAATCATTCTTAAGAGTGCCGAGCAGCGGAGCATTTGTCGGCGGTAAGAATAGTTTTAGAAAAACAACAATTGACCAGGCGCAATTACAAAGTAAAAAAGGCGATATCCATCCTCCTGCGCCCTGGACCCATTTTAATATTGAGTGCAAAAGCTATGCAGACTTCCCGTTCCATCAACTGTGGACGCAAGACGTGAAAATCTTAGATGCTTGGATACAACAGCAGAAGGAAGTTGAAGATGAGGGCGACTTGAATCTTATCCTAATAAAGATAAGTCGAAAAGATAAGTGGGTAGTCTACCCTGCAGAATTAAACTTTAGTGTAGACAGGTTCCTGACTTATAAGGCGTGGATATTCACAAGTTGGGATGATTTTTGGTCTAAGGAAGGGAACGTTTCTTTAGTGCGGAAATTTTCTGTTGCCGGGGTTTCCCGGACACTCTCCTCGCCCGTGCAAGTTCCTTTGCAGGTGTTGAACGCCTTCTGACCTCTAAGTGTGGTAATTTAGAACTACACCAGTTGTCCCACCCAATTGCCGGAATAATTGTTGATATTTCTTCACCGAAACGCATAAAGGATCCCAATTTTATAGATTTACTAGTGCCAAGCAACTGCATAACATTGTCTCCGCTCATTCGATAGGCACATATAACTTTACTAGATTCGCCTTCAAAAGTAACAAAATATGTAGTCCTCCTCTTTGATTCCCACGTAGCGACAGTAGATGCTTTAAATTTAGCCTCAAATTTTGATTTAGCGCCGGTTGTTGTTGATTCGGGAACCCAATCATCGTGCCCCAATATGCTTTTGGTAAAATAGATAGAATTGTTCACAGTTTTGAATGCGGTCGTTCGATTTAAACACCGATATGATAGTTTAAATTCAATACCCTCCATAATCCCATTAACAAATTCTGCACCATCGGCCCCATTTGTTTCTTTAACATATGCTAATTTTTGCAGCAATACAGACGCCAAAATATCATTTACTTTATTGCATGCAACAATCATAGAGTATTCTCCAGGACATGCATCTATTGCGTAGTATGAAGGGGGGCTAAATAATCCGACGGCCTGCTGTTCTAGAAATATTTTAGTATTTTCGGAAACTCTCCGATCATATTCTTGTTTTGTTATCATAAAATCCTTTATTATTCTTAGTAATTCTTAGTTTACTAGGACAATATCTGGAAATCAAGACTATCACACTTCAGACGAACTGCTTTCTAATGACGTAAATCCCCCCTCTTTAATAACCTTTAAGACGTTCGAGACTCTTCCGATTAATTCATCACGGTGTGAAATTAGAAATATGTTTCTCTTATATTCCCTAGTCATCTTCTTAAGGATTGCCAGAGAACCCTCTACGCCGCTAGAATCCAACCCAGAGTCGATCAACTCGTCGATGAAAAGTAAGTTTATTTTGTCATTCATACTCTCAAACACATCTCTGAACGCCCAGGACAGCGACAATATGAGTCTAGTCCTCTCCCCACGGCTCAAATTGTCAAAGTCAAACTCCTTACCATACATACTAATCTCCACTTCGAGATCAGATTTAAATTTCACACTGTGCGGCAGGCCTATGTCGGCGAGATAGTGTGCAAGTCTGTGATTCAGGAATGTTAAGTTTTGGTCAATGATTTTCTTGCGAATAAAACTGTCTTTATTTGTTAGTAGCTTTACTAAGAATTCTTGATGATCTTTGAGTTTTACTAGATCATTTAGTTTCGTAAAATCAATTTCCTGCAACCCATCTTTTCGTAAAGTATCTATCTGATCCACAAATGGGTTTTCAGATTCTATTTCGATTGACAAGCTATTACCTAGCGTATCTAAAGTCGACTTATGGTGGTAAGCCTCATCAACGGTATCATAATATGTTTCTGGCAATGCCGGTATTAGTGATTTTACAGAATTTGCTAGAGTGTTAACCTCATTTCTCTTATTTGTCTTGTCGCTCAGTTTAGCCAGTGCCTCGGCGTGCTGTTCAGCATATTGCGCATGAACATGTTCGTGCGTATCTTTGTCCATGCTTTGATTACAAGTAGGACACATTTTCTCTTCAGAGCTTAGAAGTATTTTGTTTAGCTTGTTGGTCTGTGTAGTCGCATCCGAGACATCTCGATCTAGGGCCCTTAATTCTTTTGTTAATGCCCTGTATTCCGAAGTCAGGTCTTCTACTTCTTTCTTGGACTTGTGAAGTGCTATTTCTTGGTCGATATCGACCCCTAGCATCTCCAATATAGAGGCCTGCAAAGTTTCAGTCCGATCTCTTTTAGCTTTTTCCCAGTTTTTCGATTTGACTTCAAGCCCCGAAATGTTTGTCTCGATCCTCTTATTAGCTTCAGTGGCCGCCGATATCCTAAACTCTTCTTCTTTAATTTCATCTCGCGTGACCTTTGCCTCTTCTTTTAGCTTCTCTGCTTTTTCGGAAAGTTTTGTAATGCCGAGCAATTGTTCGATGATGACTCGTTGATCACCTGTCCTTAATGCCAGGAAAGGTTCGACGTAAGTGTTGAGCGCAAGAATGTGCTTGAACATGTCGTGCGAAATGCCAATAATATTTTCAATTTCGGTCTGAGTGTGACGTCCCTCGCCCTGAGACTCATCTTCGTTAGTATCCTTCTCTACACCGTCTTTAGTAAACTTGAAAATACCCGGGCGCCGCCCACGCTCTATTTTGTAACTTACACCGTTCATATCAAACGTTAGCGTGACTAACATTTGCTTCATGTTTGTCTTATTGATTAGATTATCTTTTTTGATATTTGTTAATGCTGATCCAAAAAGTGCATAGCTAAGTGCATTCACAATTGTAGATTTGCCGACTCCGTTGCGGTTGTCGTTGCCCCCTAAGTCTAGATTTTCACCCAGGACTAAAACTAAATCATCACTACTGAAATTAATCGACTGAGTAACATTGCCGATACTCATGAAGTTTTTGATAGTTAAACCATTTATCTGAAGCATGTATTATAATCCGTTGTATATTTCTATAAGTTTGTTAGTGTCAATGGTGGCGCTATCAATACTCATTAACTGTTCAATGACAATCTGATCCACAGTCTTAAATGATATAGTCCCGCCCATATCTTTTGATGCATCTTCATCTGGGTTTTTTACTAATTTGAATTCCCTGACATTGTATTGAGTCAGGAATGTTTCTCTAAGAAATGTTGCTTCTTCATAAGTAATGTCGATATCAACAGTTACTTGGAGATATGTTTTTGGCTTCAGGTATATTTCTGGGTTCTCTAAAAGTGCAGCAAGGTTGATGCTTATGAATCTGGGACCATTTTCATAATCTAAGAATTCTGGCTCCTTGTCCCATTCTAAAAACATTCCGCCACGCTCAAAGTCCCACACATCGGAGTAATTGTGGCCGAACGGGTTACCCATGTATGTTATCTTGCCTTTGGTTTGCCGTTTATGAAAGTGTCCAGAGAAGACATACTCCTGGTGGGTGAACTGAGATGCATTGATCGTGCCGTGATCCGGCATCTCTACCATAGCGTTCATTTTAAACCCTGGTAATTCTAAATGTCCAAACAGGTATTTAGATTTTATGTTTGTTATATCCTTCCATTCATCCTCTACAAGCCAGGGTATTAGTGCAACATCTCCCTCGACTATTGGTTTGTCGACTAAGACGAGGTTGGGAAATTCACTTCCAACGACCATGGAGTGTACATCTCTCTTTTCCCTGTAGAACAAGTCGTGGTTTCCCACCATGATGTAAGTTTTCTTGAATGAATTATTCAGTTTCCTTAGCGCCTGCATTGTGTAATCGAGCGTAAGGATGTTAATGTTTGACCTGTGGTGGTGCCAGTCGCCTAGAAATATGCAAGTGTCTGCACCACGCTCCTTGGCACATTCAATCAGCCAATCAAGAAAATCTAAACAATCTTGATTGTGTTCTTTAGAATTATGTCTTAGTCCGAAGTGAATATCAGTGAAGCAAACAACCTTATCAAATAGTTTAGTCGTTGATGTCATCTTTTGCCGCTTCCTGTGCTTCTTCTCGCAGTCGTCTAATTTCACCCTCTAATGCAAGCTGCCTAGAGTAACTCGGGCTAGATCCACCATCGATGAGTAGGTCGTCGCGGAGGTCTTGATTCTTCTTTTCTAAGTTTAACACTCGAGTAAAACTGTTGGATACACTTGCTGTGAAATATGAGAATGGGTTATCCGATTTGTATTCGTTAAACTGCAATCCCATTTGTGCAAGCTGCAACAGGGCTTGTCCTTTCATCTCATCAAGATATGTGTTTCCGGTTAAATAGACTGTGTCATTTCTCCTTGCAACAAAACATCCATATTCTGTCTCTGGACACCAAACTCGGCCATTGTAATCTTCAGTGGGGATATTTTGGTGACTTAATTTACCATTTCCGAGCTGAGTTAACCCATCTCTGCCATTATTAAATCCGCCATTGAAATTTATACAAGATGCATTTGTTTTATTTTTCTTTTTAGAAAAAATATTTAGTGTATAATAATTAGTCAATTTACCAAATGACAATTTATTATCTATGAAATGGGAATGACTTCTTAATCCTAACATTGCACATAATGCCTGGACATTATCGATGTGTGTTTTATTTTTTTGTGTATATCTCAAATGTTGTTTATTATCGCCAGTTCTCCAGCCGTCACCGTCTATAAGTGTATTGAGGAAAATATGTCGCTGACGTTCAGATAAATTCATAATAACATCCGTGAATTCATTTTTATTTGGTATAATTGCAAATAACTCTTTAGAATTTGTTCTACTGATGTTAAATACTATGTTATTACCTTTATGTATTTTTTCACTATATTTGTAATTTAACGAAATAATACAATTTCGTATACGATCAGCGCACGGGCCTTCATTTTGATAAATTCCTATGGATCTAAGTTTTCCTTCTTTGTCGAATTGATAGCATCCTTCTGTTATAACCCAGGCCATTAATTCTACTATATCGTCGTTATAAATTTCTAATTTATCATTAACTGCATCAGCAAGCATTAAAATTTTATCCGACCGTTTTAATAATTCAACAGGAACTAACCCATTTTCTGTTACAATTTTATGATATGGTGTAATCAGAGAATCCATGCCTTGCTGAGTCAATTTATGCATTTTTCCACTATAGTCGCCGCGATACAGAGATTTCACAGAAGACCATGCTAAATTATTTCCGTTGTATGACAAAATTATATCATTTTCGTCGATATCATCTATCCCTAGCCAACCTCTTTTAGTTAACGCCTCTGTTTCTGCATCTACACAATACCCGCGCCAATTGCTTCTTTGTGCGTATTTGTTTACCATTAAGATGAACATTTTTGCTAACTTGTTAGTAATGGATCCGCTTTCTAAATTAAACTTTCCTTTTTTGGAATGCGATCTTCCCACTTCTTTTGCCTCACCATTTTCTATGATATAATGTTTAAACGGTGGAAAATTCAACTTGACGTGGCTGTCAGCCGTGCTTTTCGGATTTTTCTTCCTCCCAGGTGCCAACGGAATATGCTCATAAGTGAATACTCGATATACCAAATCCTCCACAGGTATAGTGTCGGGCTTAACTTTGTATTCTGATAGTTTAGGTTTGTCTGCCTTAGTCATGACAACAGTGTTAGCAACGGCAATTTCAAATGCTGTTGCGCCTATTCGTGCGGCCCTCGCAATCTTTCCCCTCTCTTGAACTTCATCTAGAAAAATATCCTCGATATTCTCGACAATGACATCATAGTTACTATATTGCTGATCTACATGTTCACAAAAAGAATTTTTACTTTTATGGATTTCCTTCAACATGTCTTTGTTGTTTAGGTAATTAACCTTCTTTACTGGGATAACTGGTTGTACAACCTGGGTATCGTCGTTGTCCACTTCTGTCATATATGTCTCCTATTACAGACTTTCGCTACTTTACACTGAAATGCTATTTACGTCAAGAGTTTCATAATAAAAACTATACTTTATACGCATGATAAATAATAAAAATGGGAGAATTTTAAATGCCGCAACAAGATTTCCGGGCTCGCTTGCAGCCAAAGAGCCTCAGGGGCATAGGCACCGATAATCAAGCCTTGACGATTCTGGGAGAGAGAACCCCATCTAATCTCCTTTTTCCACTCTATTCAACTCGAGGGGTGTTGTTTCCTTATACCCCTACAGTGACCTCTGGAATGGAAGTTGAGTATGACCCATCGAGCTTTATTCACACCAACTACGGATACAACAATTACATCAGATCATACCCCAAATCAATTGATATATCCGCAGAGTTTACTGCACAATCAGACGATGAAGCATTATATTTATTAGCTGTGATACACTTTTTTAGATCCGTAACGAAATCTTACTTCGGTATAAACCCATACAATAGGGCAGGCACACCTCCCCCAACATTAGTTTTTAACTACTTAGGTGAATTCCAATTTAATAACGTTCCGGTTATTGTTAAACGATTTGACTTCTCATATCCTGCAAATATTGACTACGTGCCAATAGACACTACCGGTAGAACTGCTTTTACTGAGAATATAAGGACAACATTGCCTGCCCGAAACTATGATGGTAAAACATGGGTGCCGACTCACCTTATGGTCAACATTAGTCTAGACACTCAATACATACCTATAAAGCTTAGGAATGAGTTCAATCTGGATGAGTTTAGGTCAGGCAAACTAGTCGGCAAAGGATACATTTAATGGCATCCAATTCAAAAGATACAAGTCAGTACAAATTAACTCCAGTGAGGGATTGGTATTTGGATTTGTGGGTTCCGAGGAATGTACCAAAAAACGATTTTGATAACATCCTATTTATACCACCTGAATTTGACCAAAGGCCTGATCTACTTAGTCAACAAGAATATGGCACTCCCAGACTGTGGTGGGTGTTTGCAGTTAGGAACCCAGATTTGATTATAGACCCAATAAACGACTTTATAGCAGGATTAGAAATTTACGTTCCAGTGAATATTCTAAAAACTTAATATGGCAAACCCAAAAGCATTCCTTGCAGGGAAACCCGGCTGCGCCGGCGTAACTCCGGGACCAGCAGCGCCCACACCTCAGGCTAGCACACCTACCGTAACTCCATTATATCCTGCTACAGGATTTATAAAGCCTAGCAAGAGTAATGAGCCGAACGGGTTCGTACATCAATCAGAAAATATCGTCACAACTCCCGACCCGACTGATGAGCAATATAAACTGTCTACTGCATTCTTACCAAATATACTAGACAGTTATGATTCATACACTTATCATTTCAAATTGTTTATTGTCCCACCCAGTGTGTCTAGATCTGGAAAAGTCTTTGAGCCGAATGATCAAATAATAATTGCAGAATCGGGAGTATCTGACTTAACTATAGACAAAGTTAAGATAGATACAATCGCCACACCGACACTAAGGAGTGGTACAGGCACAATGACAAATTTGTCATTTGAAATTGTCGAGCCAGCCGGCGCTGGGCTAATTGATAAGATTTTTTATCAGTCGATTGCACTCGGTGTTGGCAACTGGAACGTGATGCCGTTTTATGTTCAGTTAGAGTTTAGAAGTAGAGAGCCAGACACATCTGAAGTTGCAAACTCAGCGCCTGGATCACTGTCGACACTGAAATGGATTTGGCCAGTCAGGTTAACTGATATAAAAGCAAACGTAACACATGTGGGGACGATTTACCAGTTCGATTCTATTATCTATAATGAATTAGCTCAGGGCAACGCATATGGAACACTGCAACATGCCACAACTCTGGAAAACTTAACTAATTTCGGCGATGCCATGAAGAAATTAGAAACTAAGATAAACGAAGATCAAATCTTCAGACTTATTGGCGGTGTAAGTATACCGAACCAATATAAAATCATAGTTGATCCTGAATTAGCAGGATATGAAATTACGCCATCCGATAATAATACGAACACAGTTAGGAATAATAGTTTTTCTGCAGATGGAAAGTCTGCCACATTTTTACAGTCGACCGGTATTGACAAGATTATAGATTCGTTACTGTCACAGACAGAAAAAGCACAAAAAGGCTTACTCGGCTCTAAAGGCCCTGCGTGGGAAGGCGGTGCACCTATGGCACAGGAAACGAGTCAGATGAAAGAGTTCTGGAGGATAGTTACCGAGACTAGGCCGCTGGGGTTCGATGTCACGCAGTTGAACCTTGCATATGAGTTTAGGATTTATATCATAAAGTATGATATTGGTGTACTAGATAACAACGCATTCCAAGACAGCGCAGGCCAGGTAACTGCTTCTGCAGAAAAAAAGAGAATAGAAACATATCTTAGAAAACAAATTCTTAGAAAAAAGTACAATTACATATTTACGGGTTTGAATGACCAGATACTAAATTTTGATTTGCAATTAAACAACGCATTTGCAGTCGCACAATCAAGGATGAGTGGAATATACCAAGAACTTGCGATGGTAGATAAGGGCCCGGTAAACCAAAACAATGCAGAAAGAGAGCGTGGAGTTAAGGAGAAAGTTTCTCAAACTATCTCCTTATTGAACACAGCACCGAATAGTACAGTTGAAACAGAAGCCGCGGTGGCCGAAACAATAAAAGCAGTTGAAGCATCAACATTATCTGAAGCAGAAAAGCAACGAAATATTAGGATACTGCAACAGTATAAGCCGGAGAGCAGACTAAACTATTTACAGAGCGTTACTGATGCCGGCGGTTTAAACACGGATGGACAATTATCCAGATTAAAAATAAATGCAACAAAACTAGCAACACCGACAAGTGAAAACCAAGCAAGCAGGAGTAGATTTTTCATCTCCGACGTCGACCCATTTGGCGAAAATTCTAAGACAGCATACAAAGAGTATGCAAAGTATGCAAAGGGTAAGTTGAGGCCAGTGGCTAGACTAGATACACCTCAATGGAGGGCTGTCGGCATGGGCATGGATCAAAACAGTAACTCTGGCCTACAGCAACTCACAAGTATGTTTGCGGTTGCACTGCACAGCGGACTCGATGCATCATTTGCTGAAATAAATATGACAATTAAGGGAGATCCGTTTTGGTTGTTCCCGCCACCTATTGCAGAGAGTGATACTCAACTTTATACTAACCTAGATAATCCTGCCGAAGCTATAAAGTCAATTAAGAGATCACATTTTAGAAATGAATATGCCGCCAATCTTTATGGTACTGACAACTTCTTATTAATTAGGTTCAGGAGCCCGCGGATATTTAATGTGGATGAAAATCCAGACAGTAATAATCCATTTTCTGATGTTGAAACATTTTCAGCGATATATAAAGTAATAACTGTAACTACTACTTTTGAAAAGGGTAAGTTTGTGCAAGAATTATATTGTCAGATGGATTATAATGTAAACGTCCTCGACTTCTTTAGACAGATTGAGGAAGAAAACGCTAAGGCAGAAACACCAACATCTCCTGATGATTTAATAAACAGAGTGCGTGTTCCAGATGGCATAACTAAATCCCCTAGAATAATGGGTAGCGTAGACATCCCCGGCGTGGCAACTGGCACTAATGTGGCAGGCGTAGTGAAAAAGGGCACTGATTTAGCAGGAAACTTACCCACATCAGTACCCAATGTTGTGCCAGGTCTACCGGGTACATTTGGGTAATATATTATGACATTCAACACAAATTTAAGATCCACAAAGACTCTGCAAAATGAAAAGCAGGCACCACTTGGTAGAATGTCGCCTTATTATGGAGTTTATGTCGGCCTTATAAAAGATGCATCTGATGTTCAACGAAACGGCAGACTAAAAGTGTGGGTACCGGAACTCGGTACCGCGCCGGAAGAAGTCCAGGGATGGATCATAGTGAGCTACTGTACACCATTTGCCGGAGCTACAAACAACGAAACAACGAGTCGTTCAGATCTGTCGTCGTTTGAAGGAACACAAACATCATATGGGTTGTGGATGGTTCCCCCTGACGTAAACACAAAGGTGGTGGTTATGTTCCTCAATGGTGACCCGTCGAAGGGCATCTGGATGGGGTGTTTGTATGACCAATTTATGAACAACATGGTCCCGGGAATGGCAAGTAGTGCCAATACCTATCAATACAATGGTAAAGATGTGCCGGCAGCAGAATATAATAAGTGGGACAGTACCACAGTTGTCCCTGATGCAACAAAGAAACCCTATGAGGCTACAAAGTTTAAAGGTCTGGGAAATCAAGGACTGATCACCGACAACAGTAAAGGTACGACCACATCTAGTGCGCGTCGAGAGGCACCGAGTGCAGTTTATGGTATATTGACTCCTGGGCCGGTAATAGACAAGACGGCATCCCCTGCTAATATACGCAGAAAAGGCGGATCATCTCTAATCATGGATGATGGAGAATCCTCCGAATATGTTCAACTTGCAACAAAGTCTGGCGCACAGATTAGATTGGACGAAACAAACGGATTTGTTTATTTGATTAACAGAGACGGCACTGCATGGGTCCAGATGGATCAACACGGCAATATTGACATTTTTGGTGCAACTAATATTTCGATGAGAGCGCAACGAGACTTTAATATTCGCGCCGACAGAAACATTAATATAGAAGCTGGCCAGAACATCTTTATGAAGGCTGCCAAGGACACGACTGAGTCGACCACAACGTTCACTTACGATGTGAATAATACTCCAAAACCGACAACCATCCCTGTTTGGCAATATAAGGGCGAGGGTAATGGTGAAGGCGGCAACATTGTAATGCAAGCATTAAATAATTGGCACAGCACTACGCAGAGTAATGCATTCCTGACAGTTAAAGAAAATAATATGAATGTGGCAATTGGGAACTCATTTGCGTTAACAACAATAGAAGGCGGGCAAAATTACAGCTCAAAGCAAGGTATAAAGATGACCACTGACGCAGCATATGATCTTGCAGCGACCGGTGATATTCGCGTCGGTACCAATGGTAAACTTTCGGTTGTTGCAGGGAAAGACATGGCATTTTGCTCAAGTGCCAACATGAGCCTAAACGCTGTAGAAGATATAATAATTACGTCCGGCAATGTGGTTAGTGTTGATGGTATATCTTTAGAAATCGGCACAAATGTGAAAATGGAAAATCTAGATGCAAACGCAGTCAAGGCAGATTCTATCAATTCCGGAACGGTTAAATCCGATACGGTTGTATTTAATGCCCAGCCAATTGGCGGTGGCGGGCCAGCAGCACCACAAGCACCGACAACGGCATCTCCTGTACAAACTGACCCAGCAATGTCAGCTTCGCCATCTCAATTTGCAGAAATAAAACCAATGAATGATAAGATAAACATCTTAGCTACATGGTCAGACCCTGAATCAAAGTTCAAACGAAATTCACAATCTTTCCAAACCACTGCATCGAGACTTGCTACTTATGAGCCTTGCCCGGAGAACGAAACGTTCAGCAGGTCCTCTGTTTCCGGATACACACCACCACTGAACCAGGCAGATTTGTCATACCAGGGTTCTGGTAGTCCAGGCAACACGCCGACTCAAACACCACCTGCATCGACAGTCCCTGGCTCTGACAATACTTCTGTACCAGCAGATCCAGTGTCTAATGATGTGTTTTCTAAAGATGTGAATCAAGCAGCACTGAGGTGTCAACTGATACGACACGAGGGTTACAGGACTACTGTATATCCAGACTCGTTATCCAACCCAACGGCAGGCATAGGCCACTTATTAAGGACTAACGAGATTGCACAATACCCAGTCGGGTCACCTATCTCCGCCGAACAGATTGAGATATGGTATGAGCAAGATGTGGCTACTGCTATAAAAATTGCACAAGATTTGATAGGTGATGCTTGGTCATCTTTGTCAGATATAAGGAAGAGGGCGGTATGTGACTTAGCATACAACTTAGGTAGACCAAGATTATCAAAATTCACAAAATTTATTTGTGGAATGCAGTTAAGGAACTATCATGTCGCTGTTCTAGAATTAAGGAATTCGTTATGGTTCACCCAGGTGGGTCAACGCGGTGTAGATATAATCGTCATGGTAGGACAAGATACTGATCCTACCGGCTGCGATAAGAAATTTCCAGGATAATAAAATATGGCATGTGCAGCACCAACAATTACAGTAGGCGGGGTCACAATATCAACAAGCGACTTCGTCAATGCTCAAGAACTCCTGAAGGAGAGTGACGACAGCGGCGACCCAACAGCTGACGCAGAAAATGAGAGCATTGCCAATGGAAACAATACCGCCAGCGCAGGGGGAGTGCAGATTCCGCCCCCAACTCAAACCACAGCACCACCCGATATCCCTCAGGCAGCCAGTGCTAGCAATGACAAACCGCCACCTGGCGGAGACGGTGTGCCTGTAATATGTTCCCCGTGGGTCGGCGATTATAACCAGGTGTTAAGTCCAAACTTCACAGTAAAGGATTTTACTGTTGGTGCTCTGTATCCTCATCAGGTCACAGTGTTCCCGCCGCTGTCGGCATCACAGAGAGTTTGTAATCTGCAAGCACTTGCCGTAAACGTAGCCGAACCCATGCGGGCTAAGTTCGGCCCGTTCAGAATCAATAGCGGACTCAGAAACACAAACTCCACATCGTCTGGTCTAAGCCAACACGTTAGTGGACAGGCAATGGATATCCAATTTATAGGTTGGACATATGCGAGGTATTGGGAAAATGCGGCATGGATTAAGGATAACATAAAATATGACCAATTCATTTTTGAGCACAGCTCAAAAACTGGCCTTGCATGGTATCACTTGACCTATAACCAGGCGGGCAACAGGGCAAGCACTGTACGGACGAAAGTCATGACGATGTACCGCAACAATTACAGCCCGGGACTAAAACGATACGGTTAATCTAGTAGCATATAATTTCTTTGATAAATAATAGAAAGGAGTTATATGGCCGCAGCAAATCAAGCAGGATTAGTACAAGCAAAACGAATTGCAAGAAAACCTTATTTTGTAGGGTTCAACACCGTCGGCCAGCCTGCACCTCCATACAACCTAAACAATATAGAACTAATTAAGAGGGACTTGAACAACCACTTTGCAACACCAAAGGGGTCCAGACTCATGCTGCCTGGGTTCGGCACTAGGATATACGAGTTACTGTTTGACCCGTTCGACGAATATACTAAGAATGCAATCATCGAAGACGCAACTGATGTCGTTAGTTCTGATCCACGGGTGGAACTGACATCAATAGATGTGTTTCAAGAAGACCAGGCGCTAACAGTGGCAATGCAGCTACTTTTCAAACCCGAATCAGTAACTGACAACCTATTTGTCACATTTACCTTAAAAGATAGAGAAACTTACTAATGTCAGAATCAATCCGCCAATCAAATCTGTTCGCGGCAGAGGACTATCAGAAAGTCTTTAAAGCCTTTTCATTCATCGACTACACAGCCTATGATTTTGATACCTTAAAGCAGGCACTGATAAACTACATCCAAACATATTATCCGGAAGACTTCAATGACTACATTGAAAGTTCTGAATTCATTGCGATTATCGAATTGCTTGCTTATTTTGGAACAAGCCTGGCGTTCAGGACAGACTTAAACAGTCGCGAGAACTTTATCGATACTGCTGAACGCAGGGAAAGTATTATTCGTCTTGCACAGATGGTCAACTATGTGCCACGTAGAAATATTCCTGCAAGCGGGCTATTTAAAATATCAGCAGTGCAAACCAATCAACCACTAACTGATGCTAACGGCGTAAACCTGAATGATTTGACTATATTCTGGAATGACCCTAATAATCCGGAATGGTTTGACCAATTCATACAGATATGTAATGCAGCATTTAGCACACTAAACCCCTTCGGCAGACCCTCAAAGAGTGGCACAATCGGCTCCATACCTACTGACTTGTATCAGTTGAATAATGTTTTAAATTTGAACGTTGCATACCAAACTTCAGTTACAGTTAGCGGCGAGCAGTATCCTATTGATGTTTGTAATCCAGACTTTGTGACAAACGAAACAATCTTCGAACGGCACCCTGATCCTGCAAACCCGTTCAACTTTGTTTACAGAAACGATAGTTTAGGAGTTGCATCTGATAATACTGGATTCTTTCTATACTTCAAGCAAGGCAACCTGTTGAACATAGACACGAATTTTGAGTTTCCTGTGCCTAACAGAATTTTTCCAATTGACATCCAGGACATCAACCAAACAGATGTTTATGCACAGGAGACTGATCAAAACGGAAATGTCCTGAGCAAGTGGGCAAAGGTACCGGCGCTGGCTGGCGAAAACATTATCTATAACAGTATTCAGTTTGCTGAGAGAAATATATTTGCAGTCAATTCGGGCGCTAATGATACAGTGTCTGTGAGATTTGCAGATGGCAACTTTGGCAATGTACCGACAGGATTATTTAGGTTCTGGGTCAGGACTAGTGCTAACCAGGCATTAGTGATTCGCCCCGATAATGCTCGGGGGTTACAGATTAATATACCGTATATCGGATTTGATCAACAAGAATATGTTTTGAGGATTATATTCAACTTAGAACAGACAATAGGTAACGCGGCACCATCTGAGACAAATGAGCAAATAAAATTACGTGCTCCAGAAGTGTTTTCAACACAGTCTCGAATGGTTAATGGCAGCGACTATAACGTACTACCACTAGTCTATGGAAATCAAATTGCCAAGATTCAAGCCATTGGCAGAACCTACAGCGGGCAGAGTCGTTATATAGATTTAAATGATCCAACTGGGTTCCACAGGGACTTGATTATATTCGGGCAAGACGGCGCGTTGTATAGAGACAATCAAAACGTTCTCCAACAAGTGATAGAGGACTCATCTAATACAGCAAATATAGACACTATATTGATTAACACAATACAAGAAATGTTGCGGCAGCCGTCAGTATCCTCGTTCTTCTACGACGAATATCTGACCCAGTTCGAGGACACAATTAGAGTTGATGTAGCGGCCAGCCCATCTACGAATGGGTTTTCAATATTAGAAATAGCTAATCCGAATCAGACGCCACTTTACTGGAGAACAAGTCCTGCTAAATTTAAAAATGATACAGGCTTCTTTGCTGCGGCACCTAATTCGGCTGTTGCTGAAACACTAGTCAACACGTTCACAACTAACAACATACCAGGCGGCACCTATCAGCCATGGAGATTCATTAGCAACGGGGCGGTGGTGCAATTCGCAAATCCAGCTGATATACCGGGCACAATAAATCCTGCGTCAGTCACCAGTGTAATACAAAATGGTATTCCTGTTGTAATTGATCCACTGATGCCATATGCAAGTGTGGGCCCAGTAGAGTTAGGCATCGAAGAACAAAATAACTTCCAAGCAATGAAAGTATACCCTGCTTTTAGGAATGATCTAAACTCTACTGAAATACTTGAAATAATCAACAGTATTAACACTGGCATTTCATTCTGGTTATATTATGATGTCCTTACTGACGAATGGCATACCTCCGACACATTTACACCTAATTTAGTAGACCAGTCTGATCAACCGTGGGCATATGCTCCACCGATCGTCTCTGGCCCGAATACTGAAATATATTCGGACTGGGCTCCATATCCTGCCGGTGGCCTTCTTTACGTGTCAATAGCAAGTAATAATCAAATCGGCATCACGACTTATGACTTAACTGCCCGTGGGAGAGTTTATGTCTTTGAATCATACAGGGATGTTAGATTCTATTGGGAGCCTGGACAAATTGTCATCGACAACGCAACAGGCCAAGCTCTTGAAGATAAAATTGAAATTATGCCTTTTGTAAATACAAACAATAGTGTTGACAATAACGAGCCAATTATCGTAGACCCCACCACGTCTTATATCAGGGCCGGCATTAACTTTAACTTATCTGGAGTATTCATCCAAGCCGATGGATTTCAAGATCAATCAAAAGTTGAAGTGTCACTTGTTGATGCCGACTCAGACGGTATACCTGATGACCCAGAAGGGTTCAGTCAGATTGTTTCATCGGACGACAGGGTTGTATTTGAATATTACAACAATGAAGTATCTGGGTACCAAAGTACTCGGCCGTGGATAACAACTTGGGCAACAAAACTTCAAAATTCATCTGGCAACTTGTATGTTTATT